GTCGTGAAAGTCTGCAACGCTGCCTGAAAGCGTATTACCCACCCTTGGCGTAAAGGTTAAAACCCCCGCCCGTGACATAAACAGGCGGCCAAATTCTGCGGTTTGGTTTATTTGGCTTAGGTAACTTAGGACGTTTGTACCTGCCGGCACCGTGTAGGCGGCGTCGTGGCCTAGGTCTACGGTGCCCGGGTCAATGTTTCGCGCTGCACCTGCCGGGTAGTCCACTTCCGGTAGGTCTAAAACGGTTTCTATACGTTCGCCTGACGTTTCTACACTTACGTTTAATTCGTCCATATAGGTTTGGCTTAGCAAATAGAAATTGTCTGAACAATAAACCGTTACGGTATCTATTCCGTTTAAAGCAAAGTTGTAGTCGTAGTTAACAATTTTGCCACGGTACAAATACTCGGGTACGTCGGTTGCGCTGTAGCGGATTAACTCCACGGCACGTAGCGGGGCAAGGCCCGGCAGCGCTTCCGGGCTGTTGTAAAACGGGCTTGTGTCGTCAAACGGGTTGAAAATGCCGTCTACGTCGTTAATGGTAAAGGTCATGGTGCCGGCGCTGAATTGGTCGCCTATGTCTTGGCGGCCTCTACGTACGCTTATTTTGGTTGTGCTATCCGTGACGTCTGCAAAGTCGGTTGTAGGCCCCAACGGGTATACACCGTCTAAAAGGCCTTTTACGTCGCTATCTAATTGAAAACTACCTACGTCGTAGCCTGTGTCAATTAGTAGGGAATAGTTGCCGGCTTGGACAATTGCGCTACCGGGCATTAGTACCTACCTGATATTGGCAAATCTAATGGGCCGTTTTGGCGGGCAAAAGCGCGTAAGCCGTCGTTGGTTACGCGTCCTATTTCGGCGCTAGTTGCCATTCCGCCGCTTACGTTAACGGTGTAGTTGGTTGTGCCGCCTCGCGCGGCTTTAGCTTCAGCGACGCTAGCAATGCTTGCTTTAGTTGGTGCCGGTGTAGCAATCGGTTGACCTGCCGTAATTTGTGTAAAGGCAATGTCAGTTTGTGCTTGCTCTAACAAGCCTTGTAGGCGTTTAGTAGTTAGGTTCGGGTTGGCAAGTATTTTTTCGTACTTCGCTAAAACGCTTTCAAGTCCGGCTACTAACGCTGTGCCTTGGTCTACGCCCGCTTGGTAAAAACGGCTTGCACTATCTAGGCCTAGTTTGTCTGCTACCTCTTGAACAGTGGAAACAAGGGCGTTAACGCCGTTAGGGCCTGTAATTGCTTCCTGCCCGCCTGCTACTAGTTCGGCTGCAATGGCCGCCCCCGCTTCCGCGCCGGCGTTTAATACTTCGCTAAGAGCTTGTTCACTAAGGCCGCGCTGTAGCAATAAATCCACGTTGGTTGCGTACTGTTTTACCCCGGCTACTTGGTCGCGCAATCCTGCTAGGAAACCGCCGCCAGTTTCTACGCCCGCGTCTTTAGCGTCAGCAAAACTAAAACCCTCTTTAATTCCGTCGGCAACACTTTTGCCAAAATCTGTAAACGCGTCTTGTGCGTCTTTCAATTGGTCTTTAGCGTCGTCTAAAGCATCTGCCAATTTGTCTTTAATAACGTCGTATAATTCGCTAACTTTTTTAGAAGCGCCGCCTATTTTGTCGTCTAATCCTGCAGCCTCTTTTTTAGCTGCACCGGTTGCGTCGGCTAAACGCATGGTTTGTTGGGCGCTGTATTTAAGGTTTTCGTTATACGCGCCTATTGTTTTTTCGTCGGTAAAGGCTTCGCGTAATTTTCCAATGCCGTACCAAATTTGGCTAAGAGGATTGGACATATTCTTTAAAACGCCAATAAAGCCGGTTAACTCATTACCGCTATTTTTTACCGGTGTTGGTAGTTTTTCAAAAGCCTGCGCCAAAAACGTTACATTTTGTGTAGCAACTTTTGCTTGTTCTAAAAATGCGGCACCAAACTTGGCTTGTAAGTTTTGAAACGTTGCCGACAATGTGCGGGTGCTGTTGGCTAGGCCGTCGCTTGTGCGCATAAAATCGCCTTGCGCGTCGCCTGTTTGCTTGTAAATTGCAGCTTGTGCGGCCAAAATCTTTTGCTGTGCTGTTAACGCGCCTTTACCGTCATAAATTCCTAAGGTCATTGCCTCTTGCTTTAGGGTTGCGTCATTAAGCAAAACACCGAAACGGCGCAAAGGTTCGGCCTCGCCACGCAATGCGGCACCAATAGCTTGTACGGCTTCCTCGGGTGAAGTGTTGTTAAACGACGCTAGGTCAGTAGCAAGGGTTGTAAAATCGTTGCTAAACGTTGCTAAATCTACGCCGGATAAACCTGCAGCTTTACCAAACGTGCCAAAAGCACCGGCAGCGTTTAATACGGCTTGTTCAGATTGGCCCAATTCTTTGGCGGCGGTACGCGCAAACCGTTCTACGTCCTTGGCACCACGGCCAAATATAACGTTTACTTTGCTTAGGCTCTCTTCCATATTGGAAGCGGCTGTAATAGCCGGGCCTATAACGCTTTTAACGGTGCCAACTGCAAGGCTAAAACCGCCTACAGCGCCGGCGACAGTCTTGGCGCTAGTGCCGAAACTCTTTAATTGTTTGTCGGCTGCCTGTACCCCGGTATTAACAAACGAGGTAATAATTGGTATGTTAATTGCCATTATTTGTACCTCTGTTTAAGTTGCTTATTTGTTTTTGCTTCTACGTTTGCAATAACTAATTGTACTTCAGCTTGCACGGCAGGCTTGTTTTTCTCTACTGCCTTGTCAATAACGCGAGGCTGTTCACCGCCACCTGAAACGTTAAGGTTTGCGACAAATCGTCCGGCTGTATGTCGTCCGGCATGGTCATAGATAGCGCCTGCAGCGTCGCGCTGTTGGATAGTCATTAGGCGGTATGGTTTAGCGCCAAACGGTATTTGCTCTGTATGGGTTGCTACGCCGTCTGTAAAGCGCGTGAAATCTACGTATCTTTCCTTGGTGGCACGTGAACCAACTTTTACGTTAAAACCTTTATTTACGGTTGCGGTATTCCATCTAATTTCACGGCCTTTTATAAGGGTGCCACGGTTCATGCCGGATAGCGGGGCGCCTTTAACTCCGCTAATGGTTGTAACCATGCTGCGGGCTTCCGTTACCATAACGTCACCGGCGCGCTTAATTTGTTTAGTTACTTGGCGCCTATAGGTTGGGTCTATTTTGTGCAATAGCGCTAAGGTCTCTTGGATACCTTTAATTTCTAGGTTTGCTTGCGCCATTGGGTTTACCTTTTGTTTCGTTCTCCCAAAACTTTAGCCACCGTTGCTAAATCTTGTGTGTCAAACGTAGCGCTATACCAATGCGGCGCCCACCCTGTTGCTATTAACAGTTCGGCTAGTTGCCGTCGGTAGGTACCGCTTGGGTAGGGTTTGGGGCCTCTTGCGCGGTTACTTCAATGTTTATTACCTGTTGGCAATATTTGTCAAATTCGGCGGGTACAACAATTTTGTTTTGCTTGCTTGCTTCCCATGCTAGGTATAGCAAATCCTCTACGCCAATGCCGTTAGCCATATCGGCAGCTTTGCGTTTAAATCGTCGTTCCCATAGCACAATGGTAAAGAGGTTGCTACTTACTTGGTATGTGCCCTCATGGTTGGTTACTTCAAGGGTTAATTGCATTAGTGCCTACTTTCGTGTCGGGCCGATTATTCGGCGCTATTTATGCTGTTACGTCTGCGGTGTAAACGCCACCAACGAAAGTAACGTCAACCGTTGACAACTCACCCAAGGTTGAAGAAATTACTGGCATTTCGTTTAGGTAGCAACCTGTGAGGGTGAAGCCCGGGTTGGTTGCGCTATCGGCGCCGGAAGTAGGTTTAACAATTACGGTAGTAGTTGTGCCTACAAGCGCTGAAAGCGTTGCGTAGGTTTCGGTTGCTGCGTATGACTGATAAAGGGTTAGCGTCAATTCACAGTTTGAAAGACCTGCTTGGTAACTGCGGTTTGTTTTTCCAAAAGTCGTATTTTCAAGTTGGTCAAAACGATAAGTAAATGTTGCCGCCGTGCATTGGTCGGTAAGGTCTACCGCATTAACGGTTACTACGGGGTTAGATAGGTAAGTGCTTGTAGCCATGGTGTTTAATCCTCTTTCGTTGCTTTCTTATTTTTAGCACCTTTTTTAGGTGCCGGTGTGGATACTTCGTCGGTTACTTTGTCTGTAACTTCAATAATAAAGCCGGCCCAAATAAGCCCGGCAACCTGTACACCCGGCTTGGGTACAAACTCTGTACCAATAACACCTAGACGCGGGCTTTTAATAATGTACATAGGCACCTAACTTGTTTGGGCTTGCATTTCTATTGTTAAATCATAGGCGGCCATTTCGCTACCGCCGATTATGGCAATGGTTGGGCGTCCGTCTGTTACAGCTACGTTTTTAGCCAATACTTTGGCTGCCATGTTCATAAGGCTGCGTTGGGCGTCTAAGTTGCCGGGGCCAAGGGTAATGAGGCGTACCGGGAAAGTTAATTTAACTATGTTGTAGTTCCATGCCACAAACGACGGGGCGTCAATAAAAGCACAAGGCGGCACAAGGTTACGCGGGTCGTTTACTACCTGTAGCCCTGTAATCGTCTGTAACGTGGTTGTAAGGTCGTCTAAGGCCTTGTTAAATAGGTCGGTGTATGCAACAGGCACTACGCAACCGCCGGCCTATCTACGCCTAATAGTTGTTTAATCATTGGGCTAAGACCCATAGACCCACCGGCGGCTAGTCCGTCAAAACTGGCAAAATCTGTTACTGACCCACGTTGCCTATACAAGAAACCGGCATAGGCAATAGTGCCAAGTAGTACCGACGGGTTAGGTACGGTGCTTAGGCTTTCATTGCGGTAGCCCGCCTCGGCTCTACGCCTGTAGGCAAATTCGTTGGCGGCTTGACGGCATTGGGTTATAAATGCTTGGTCTGACGCGGTGGCCGTTCCTATTCCTAACCAATCCTCTACCTGTGCGTCGGTTGTTACCCACGTGCATTGTGGGGTAGTTGTCAACGTGCCTGTAGCTGCGACAATGTTTACGTTTGCAGCAGTTTTAGCAAATAACACTTGGTTTGCTATTGGGGCTTCAATGTCGTAATGCAAGAAACCTTGTTCGTCTACGCCGGTGTAGTAATACTGTGGCAACTCACGCACTGTATAGGTACCGTTAAAGGTTGCGTCAACACCCGCAATAGTTACGGACTGACCAACCTCTAAAGGGTCTGCGTTAGTTAGTAGTACTACAACCGCGTAGTTATCGGTTAAATACTTTTGTGTGACCGAATAGACGGCCATAAAGGCCTACCTTTCGGTTATCAGACGAATTTTACAAACTTGGTTTCGTCTGCCATGAAGCCGGCAGCGTAACCACGGAAAGCAATCGTACGGCCAAGTGTTGCCGGTACCTCAACGCTGATAGCGCCCTTTTGCTGTTCGTAGAATTCAAAGCCTGCGGCAGGGCCGGCAGCGTGACCCATGAACGAGCCGGGCGCGTTTTTGTCAACGACCAACACCAACCCAAGCGGGTTGCCGTTCCATGAAGTTGCAGCGGAGTTACCTGCAGCGTTTTGACCCATAAGGTTAGGCGCACCCGTGTACGGGAATACCGGACGGTCTTGGTTATCGGTAGACGACGCAAGGGCCGCCCAACTGGCAGGGGTAACGACCATATGCGTAGGCAGATAGTTTGAGGAAGCCGAAATTTGGCGGGCACCGTCGTAAATTGCTGCTACCCAATCGGCGCCGCTTGCGGTGTCTGCAACTGTTGCGGTTTGGCTAATTGCTGCATGACAAGTATCTACTGCGTAATTGTCTGTTGCTTGGCCATAAGCAATAGCCAACTGGTTAAGAATAATGTCAATGCTTGACGGGTCTGACCAATCTAGGTCTTGTTCGGAAACGGTTACGTATGTTCCAAAACTTAATTTTGAAATGTCGTTATTTGAAACTACAACAGTTGACGCGTTAAGCGTGTCAAACTGTGCGGCCTGTTGTGTAACGGTTGGGCGGGTTGTAATTTTTGGACGGCGGAAAGTTGCGCCTGCGGTTGGCATTGCGCGTGTACCAATAGCCGTTACGAAAGGGCGAATAGGGTTAAGTCCGTCATAAACGCTACCGGTAATAATTTCCGGCAAGATACCCGGAGTACTCTCGGTGTTAATAAAAGGCGCGGTGCCCGGTGCTGCCTCTACACGTGCTGCGTTAATGTTTGCGTTTAACTGTGCAAAATCTGCACCGCCGCGAACATAACTAGCAATGTATTCCGACGTGCTAGGCAAACGCAATTTACGTGGCTGTGCGTAAATGCTTTGTACTGTTGAAGCCTCAACTACTGCAGGTGTTTCTACTGGGTTTGACATTTCGGTTACTTCCTTTTCTGTGTCCTGTTCTACATTTAACTCTACTTCGTTTTCGTTTTGGTGGATACTTGCGGCCACCCGTTCTACCTTGGCGGCCTCAAAAGCGCCGTAAGGCAATAAAGACAATTCTTGCCATTCTGCCTTGGTAACAATCATGGTGCCGGCTTCGTCAAAACTGAATTCAACCGGGATAGCACCCACGCTAAGACTGTCTAAAACGCCGTCTAGGGCTAGCTGCAGGCTTTCATTACCTAGAGCCGTTTCGCTAATTTTGGCCTCAAACATTACGTAATCGTCAACCTCGGTACGATTCGTGACGACGCCGATAGGCATTTCGGAATTGTGATACAAGTACATTTTGGGTTTTTTACCCTCTAGCGGTAACGAACCTTTTTCAAAACGTACCTTTTGGCCGTCCGATACCACAGCGTCTACCCCGTATTGGATAGCGACGCCGGCAAGGGTACGACGTGGCAGCGCGTCACCTTGCGCGGCGTCTAAAGTCAATTGTTGCGGGGCTAATCTAAGCATTGCTTTGCCTCATTTCCTCGGGCGTTTCTTGTACTTCTACGTTTGTGTCGTATTCGTTGGCTAAATAGCTTTCAATATCAAACATTACCCCGGTGCCACGTGGGAGTACGTTATCTGCGCTAAGTGTTTCTTGTATGCAATCTATGTACGGTTTCACGCCAAACGTGTAAAGGTCGCGTGAGGCTTCGCTACTTGAAACATAAGAATAGTTACCAATAGAAACGGAAACAAGGTACGCGGGTACGTTTGCAATTCGCGCAATTTCTTTAGCCTGATATTCGGCGGCGTCAATAAGTAGCATTTTGTCCGGCGTTGCATTGTTTGGGATTACTTCTACAAATTCGTTTACCGCACTTGTGGCCGACGCAAAACGGGCTTCGTCGTAGGCAGCTGCTAAATCGCGCAACTCTTGTGGACTCATAGGCTCGCCACCAACTTGGCGAAGCGTCACGGCCGGCTGCAAACTGCTCGCGTTTCGGTTGCGGGCCTGCTCTAGTTTTAGCGCGGTATCTACTGACGTTGCACCGGTGTAAATAAGGCCCTGAATAGGGCTTAAAAACTGTACGCAATCTTCCCAACGAATTGGTAAACCCTGAAACAAAATTTGTTTAGATGGGCCGAACCATACGCCAGTACCTTGTGCTTGGTCTTGTGTTGTGACAATTGCGGCGGGTAAACGTGTAAATGCGCTTGGGTATCCGTCGGCTGTTCGTTCTGTTATATACCAAAACGCGCGGCCGTAGAATAGTAAATCGTCAAATGTCCACGACAAAATAAAATTGTTTGTAACGCCTTTGTCAATTCTCTTTAACCAACTACGCGGCGCTTCCGGCACCTTTTCCATTTCGTCGCCGTTCCACATTTCTTTGAACATGACTAACGGCAAACAACCGATTACCGACGCCATTAAATCGCGACTACGTGAAATAGTAGGCACCTGCATAAAACGACTTCTTAAAACTCCGTCAGAATAGGCAAAGAAGTTGCCAATTTGTGAAGCGCCCGCGTTGCTACCTGCAGCGGCTTTAACAACCTTTGTAGGTTCGGGTTTCTTATTAAAAATTGCCATAGTTTTATTGTGTCACAATCTCGGGCTTTTGGGTGGCACTAGCCGGCGCCGTGCAATCCCCGACGGAAAGCAAGCCGACTAATGCCAAAACGACTTTAGCGGTAATTGGTAACAATCATGGGTTTACCTATTGCTTGTGGACGGGCCGCCAATGCTGCCGCCCAAATCATGCACCGGCAAGCCTCAATAGGCCCGGGGCTTCTCACGCTGCTAACCGTTATACCATTTTTTTCGCGTATAAGTACTGCCCGTTCAACGTGGCTGTTTAGTAGTTGTTGGTTGTTATGCGTAAGTTTGTTTTCTAAAATCATGGCACGTACCGCGCTAGTCCATTTAAGTAACTCTTTATAGCCAACAATTACGCGCCTTGTTTCGTATTTCAACGGGCAGGAGTTTTCTAAAACCGGCACAATAGCCAATTTTAAATTGGGGTTTTCGGCTACTTGCTGCTCTACCTTTTCCCACAATTCGGTAACGGTTTCGGCCACAAACGCCAAAACAACATGGGTTTTATTATCTATTTGGACGGCGCGCACGGCCGTATAGGTGCTTTCGTCTAACGCCATTTCAACGGCCAACACTCCGCCGGGCGGTGCCTTTTCCTCGGTGCTTAAAGCCTCAAATATGCCAGGGGCCAACCAACCGTTGTTTACGGCCTGCCAAAGGTTCACCGACGCACGTAGAAACGCGCTGCGGTTAGGGCCTTGTGCTTCACCTTGGATTACGTCCAATTCAATTAGCCCACCCTCTAACGCGGGGTTAGCGTATTCCCAAGCCTCAACGGTCATAGGGTCAAGTGTTGGCGGTGGGCTAAATTCGGCAAAGTACAGGTTTGTTTTTTCTCCTGTGTCTATTGCTTTTAAGCCTTGGTCTCTCCACCGGAGTAGGGCCGTACTTTCCTGCGTACCCGCCGTGGACACAAGTAGGCACAACGGATTACGCCGGGCACGTTGAGACGGTAGTAAACCGTCATCTATGGCGGCCTCTGATATTTGCCATACTTCGTCTGCGGTGATTAGGTCGCAAGAGTAACCGTGACCGGCTGCCGGTGTAGCGGCGCGAATATGCCAAACGCTGCCATTAGGCATAGTTACCTTTTGCCGACCATAAGACCAAGAAACCTCGGCACCAAACTTGGCTTCAAGAATTGGGGCAAGGTAATTAAATTGTGCGGCCGTCAAATCCAACTTATGACTAACGCTAATAACCGTTTGCGGTTGGCCACGCCTCTCCGTTTCCATAGTTAGCCACCAACCAATAAGCGCACTAGTCATATGGCTTTTACCATTTTGTCTAGCAACCGAAACAAGACCAATACGGTGCAACCATTTACCCGCGTCGTCAAAACTAGTTAAACCCTCTAAACAATGTCGTTGCCAACTCATAAGCGGGGTGCCTAAAACCTTGTCTGCAAAATCAGCTACCTCGGCCGCCCGTGATTCGTGGCCACTGTGCGTGGTTGTTTCTAGTCTTGGTTGATAGCGGCCAGTTGGGGCCAGTTCCACCAAACCCTTATGGGATATAGGATTGTAAGAG